TATCTTCCTAACAATGATTTATCTCTTTTTGTTAGATTTCTTCCGTGTAATTTTATACCAAATCTTACATCTGATTTAGCTGCAGATCTTGTGCCAGAACCTCTTACACCACTTTTCATAATTTGTAATATACTTCTACCACCGGCTTTTCTATATTGTTTATAACCTAGTTTAATTCCTTTAGTTAATAAGCCACCCATCATTTTTTTTGGTATAATTTTACCTAATGCTTTTGCTTGACCTGCATGTGCAGCAGATGCTTTTTCTAATTTACTTTTAACCATCTTAATTGTATTTAAACCACCTAACTTCTTTTTACCAATTCTTTCTTTCATAAATTTTCTAACTGATTGACTTATAGCTTCTTGATTAGCAGCTCTTTGTTTTTTTGTCATCATAGGAATTTGCATAGATTTGCCTCTCTTGTCAGATGCATATGCTTTTCCAAAAAATCTAGGTCTGCCACCTTTAGGTAAACCTTTAGAACCAATTCCAGGTCTTGCTTTGGCCTCTGCCCCTACAAAAAATCTAGTACCTCTAATTTTTCTTTTTATATCAGCCTTAACTAGATCATAAGGCACTCTTTCAGTCTTTCTCGCTCCACGTTTATATTTTCTAAAACCTCTTCGAAAAGCTTCTTT